CAAGCGTGAAAAAGGTTTGAACCGTTTGAAAGCTCGTGACGAAAAAGCTCGCAAAGCAGCCGCTGATAAAGACATGGCAGACACTATTGCTCAATTACCGCAACTGAGAGATGAACTTGATCAAATGAAGGCCAAGTATAAATCCTTAGGCGGAAGCAATTGGCAGTATGCTGATAGAGAACAAAACTTAACTGACCGTGAACGTGAAGCACGTTCAATGGAAGGCCCAATTAACAACCTATGGCGTAGAATTAATGCTGCTGAGAAAGCACAAAAAAGCGAAGGTGTAGTGGAAAGCTTGGAAGAAGGTCGCAGTGACTATGTAGGCAACGCTATTGAAGGCTTGAAAATGTATAAACCAGGCCTAGAAAAAGAAGACTTCTTAGATGAACTTTACAGCTACATTGATGCCGAAATGGGCATGAATGCAGCAGAAGCAGCATTTGCTGATGAAGATGCATACGATGAGTGGTTTGACAAGTATAGTGATTTAGAAGAAACTACCGGGATGTTAAAAGTTGCAAAAGATGATGAAAAGCAAACTATCCTACAGAATCCTACTACAGGCGTACAAACACAAATTGATAAAACCAATCCCAATGCTCCTAGATTGGCTCAAGATGATAAAGGTAAGCTAAGTTTACAAATGCCACAAGGTGCCCAAGCTGGAGGATTAGGTGATAAGCCGCAAACTTTAGTAGGTAAAGAAGTTCAAGTAGATCAAATGCCCGAAATGTTGGATATTAAGAAACTAGCAGGTCTATGAAAATAAATGAAATGTTAAAAAGCTTCAGTATCTATACTAGTATAGAAGAAGAAGCTATGTTGAAAAAGCTTCAAGGGCCTGTATTTCTAAATACGTTCGATGAAAGAGATCGTTTCATAATTGAGGGTATGATTCGTAAAAGTCTGGTAATTAAAATAGGACACACAAATCCTAGGGTAATCGCCAATGAATTTTAAAAAACAAGCCAAACAGTTAGAACAGTTTCTAGACGAAGAGTTTAAGGACAAAATACCTTTAGCACTTTTACCTAACGGTACCATAGCTTACGGTAACTTTCTTATTAAGCAGACTAAAAATAAAGAATGGCATTTAACTAGGTCAAACGGCACTTACCTAGATACTTTTAATGTAAAAAGTTCAGCTATTATAGCTGCAAAATTGTATGGTGTGAATAATTTCGTTAAATACAGCGAACTTAAAATTTTAGATCAACTTTATTATAAAAATAATACAGATGCTGAAATTTTTAAATGTAAATATAAAACTACTAAAGATACAGATAAACGTGATCTTTATCTAGCTAGATTTTTATACTCATCACAATATGCAACTTATGCTAAAGAGCAAATAGCTAGTAGGTTTAAAATGCTGTTTTGATAAATAATAATAACAAGTCATTAGGATTCTAATATGCAAATCAGAGATTTATCTAACAAGATTACAAGCGAAAAGTTAAACGAAAGTCTAGCTAAAAAGTTTGGATACCGTCTATCACTAGACAAGTTTTCAGAAGGCCAACTAGCTGAGGCAAATCGTCAACTATCCACAAAAGTTTATGAGTTTGAAAAAACAAACGACTTTAACAGCGTACTAGAAAATCACGATTATCAAAAGAATCGTGCTATGCTAGATGTTGTTCGTCAAGCTATCAAAGAACGTACTCTTTCAGATGATGAAAAGTCTAAGAAAGAAAAGTATGTTAAAGGTATGAAAAAAACCAGCGGCGAATTTAAAAAGCGTTATGGCGAAAAAGGCGAAGAAGTCATGCACGCCACAGCTACTAAAATGGCTAAGAAAGAATCTGTCGAAGAGGCAATGGAAGTGTTGCGCGGTGTATTAAGCGAGCGCACATTGACAGAAGGCGAAGAAGAAAAGGCAGCATTGATCATGTCTTCAAGAGACATGGTAGATAAAATTACTGGATGGTTGGAAGACGTTTCCAGTATGAAAACAGAAACAATGTTAGATCTAATTGACTCTATAAGAGACGAACTAGGCAGCGATGTTGCAGAACAGTTCTCGAGCACTGTTAAGCCAGCATTAGACGATTTATATGCAAACTTAGAAGGCCATAGAACTACAATGGCACAGGCAGGTAGCATTCTAACAGGCGAAGAAGGTCCAGGCGCTGGCGCAGCATCTTCAATGGGAGACATGGGCGGGGCTGAAATGCCTGCTACTATGGGTGCTCCAGATGCAGAAATGGGCGGAGATGAATTTGCAGCTAGTGAACCTGCAACAGGCGGAGAAGCTCCTGCAGGTCGAATGAAGCGTGAAAGCATTGAATACAGCCGCAAACTAGGCACTATCCTAAGCTCAAAAAAAAAGTAAATGAAGATGCGGATACACTTATCCGCATCCTTTCTAATCTAAAAGGCAGAGCTGATAGCAAAGGGGCTAGCGGAACATTTAGTTGGTCTGCTATCAGCAGTATGTTACAAAACGTAGGCGGCCAAGAATTGGACTACGATGCTTTTAAAGCAGCCTTTGACAGCAATCCATCGTTTCAAAACTTAGTTGATAAGTTTGATGCTGACGGTGTAACAATCAAAACTAAAAATCAAGCCCAACCTCCCGGAGTGCCAGGTGATAAAGCCAAAAGCCAAGCTAATGTAATTAGCAGTGCAAAAAAAGCAGCAGCAAAGGCATTGAACAAATAAAAGTTGACATAGTGACAAAAATACTACATAATAGTATATGTCACTTTTAATCAACAAATTTAATTACGAAAAACTCTCTAGGGACGAGTCCACTGGCAAGCGTTTATATGCTACGCCAGATGGGCATAAAGTCCCTAGTGTCACGACTATACTGGACAAAACTAAACCAGAAGAAAGTCGTATAGCATTAGCCAATTGGCGCAAAGCAGTTGGCGAAGCTAAAGCACAAGCTATTACTACAGAAGCAGCTAATCGCGGCACACGAATGCACAAGTTCTTAGAAGACTATGTCAAAGGTGAGCCGATGAATGAAAGCATTACTAATCCATTTGCACAGCAAAGTCAGAAAATGGCTAAGATTGTAATTGCACAAGGGCTGTGTAATGTAAGCGAAGTATGGGGCAGTGAAGTACCCTTATACTTTCCAGAACTATATGCGGGAACTACTGACTGTGTAGGTGTGCATAACGGTGACGAAAGCATCCTGGACTTTAAACAGACTAACAAGCCCAAGAAGCGTGAGCACATCGACGATTACTTTATTCAGCTAACTGCTTATGCTATGGCTCACAACGAAGTACACAAAACTAACATTCGCAAGGGTGTTATTCTAATGTGTTCAAAAGACTACGAATATCAAGAGTTTATCCTAGAACCAGCAGATTTTGACTACTGGACTGAACGCTGGTGCAAGCGTGTGGAAGAATACTACCGCCTAAACTGATAAATATCCTATAAAGAGGATATTCTATGGCCGTAGTGCAAATTTCAAAAATTCAGTTAAGAAGAGGTAAGAAAAACTCTGGAACAGGATTACCGCAATTAGCCAGCGGAGAATTGGCGTGGGCAATTGATACTCAAGAATTATTTGTAGGTAATGGTGCTGTAGGAGAAGGTGCTCCCTATGTTGGCAATACTAAAATCCTAACAGAACACGACAGTATTCTAGAGTTAATAGCTAATTATACTTACAAGTATGATTCTGCACTGGGACAAAGCTTAATAGACGGCACTGTAACTAGAACATTACAAGCAAGACTAGATGACGGTGTTGTAAACGCAAGAAGCTTTGGTATTGTTAGTTCAAAAGAATGGCCTGCTGGAACATTAATTGCAGACCAAACTGAAAAAATTCAACAGGCTATTGACAGTATAACTAGAGACGATCTAAGTCCTAATGTAACTATTGAATTTGAACCTGGAGAATATTATTTCTCCGACACAATTTCTTTGCCTAGCAATGTTAAAATTTCAGGATACGGTAAAGATCAAACAGTATTCACATATACTGGAACTCCAGAAGTTTTGTTTTCTACTGAAACTGATGCTACTAAAATAAGACTTGGAAATTTTACTATCAAAACAATTGCTAACAATAAAACTCTATTAAAGATAGATGGTGCAAAAGATTGTGAATTTGTTAATCTTAAATTAGTCTATGAAAGCGGGACTGATGCTGCGGGCACTGTGGCTAACGACAGAATAGGAATAGATCTAGCAGGAAATGGAACTATCAGCTATAATAGATTTATAGGGTTAGAGTTTAAAAATTTAACCTACGGTGTTCATGCAGGAAGCAATGCTTCGTTTAACAAGTTTGAAGATTGTCTGTTAGAATATCTGTATCAAGGATTTAATCTAGGAACAGGTAGTTCTAGTGGAGCAAACTATAATATAATTGAAAACTGTATCTTTGATAAAGTTACTCGTCAAGGGTTATTTGTTCAAAAGGGCACAGGTAATAGAAGCAGAGGAAACACTTACAAAGATGTAGGAAGTACCAATTCTGGAACATTCTCAGCATATAGTGTTATCAAGTTTGTTACTGATGGCAACAGCAGTATGCATGACGTATTTGAAAGACAACGTTATCTAGAACCTAATGATCCTGCCTTTAATAACAATCCCTATATATCAGAAATTGACGGGGTATCTTACAGAGAAAAAATTGAACCAAGGCAAATTAGTTTAAACTTTACAGCTATACCAGTTATGGCGTTTAAAGTAGGAATTGGTGCAGGAAGCGGACTAGTAGTAAATTATGTTTTTAGAAGTACTGCTTATGATCAAACAAGAAGAGGAACTCTTACTGTTGTTGTAGACAAAGATTTAAGCACTACCCAATTGTCTGACGAGTACGAATATATAGGAACTAATCCAGCTGGGGAAGATGCTGTAATATTTACTGCTACTCTACAGACTTCCGGAGGTGAGAAAGTTCTTCGAATTAACTATACCAATATTAATCCAGGTGACAGCAGTACATTTACCTATACCTACTCATTAATGAGTTAATGTATAAGACATTCGACCAAAAAACAGAACTAAGATTTTCTGCTTGGAGAGAAATAAGGCAGAAATTAGAAGAATCAATTACACCTTTAGAGAATGTAGTTGATTTTTTTCAAACGTTTCCAAAAGTTAAAGTTTATACAGATCCCTATGATCAATCCACTTGGCCTACAGCTTGGGAACTGATAGAAGAAAACGAGTTTTGCCCGTTCAATCTTATCTTAGGTATATGCTATACTCTCCAACTATGTGATCGCTTTAGTCATATACACCCTAAAATAACCATATCAATAGACATTGTAACTAAATCAGTGTATTATATGTTATTCATAGACGACTATGTCTATGGATTCGAAGACGGCGCTTGGATTCCAACGAAAAGATTGCCTAAGTCATTGAAAAATATAAAGATCTACGACATGCCGCCTCTTCACTAAATACTACTCCGCATTTTAGAAAAGTTTAAAAAATAAGAAAATATGATTAACATTACAGTAACCAAACGGAGCGGTGAACGAGAACCGCTAACTATTGAAAAATGGCAGGCGCAAATCCTAAAGGTATGTAGTGGCATAGCAGATGTTAGTCAGTCAATGATTGAGATCAAAGCACAACCTCATTTCTATGACGGTATCACAACAAGAGAAATTGATGAGATTACTCTACGTGCTATTGTAGATCTTATTGACACAGAATCTAACCCAGACATCGGACATACCAACTATCAATACGTAGCAGGTAAGCAACGTGTTAGCATGTTACGTAAAGATGTGTATGGTGACTACCAACCCCCTTGCCTTTACGAAATCGTTAAAAAGAATGTAGCAACAGGATTGTATACTGCTGAACTTCTTGAATGGTATTCAGAAGAAGACTGGCACAAAATGGAAGACATGATTGATCATGAAAAAGATGAGCAATATGGTTACGCTTCTATTGAACAGTTAATTGAAAAGTATCTTGTACGTAATCGTGCTACAAAGGAAATTTATGAAACTCCACAGGTTAGATATATGGTCGCGGCCGCTACTGTATTTCACAAAGAAGAACCGAACAGCGCGAGAATGCGCTACATCAAGGAATACTACAATGCTGCGAGTGATGGTCTATTTACTCTTGCTACTCCCGTGCTTGCTGGTCTTGGAACTCCTACTAAACAATTCAGTAGTTGCGTTCTTATTCGCAGTGATGATGATTTGGACTCTATATTAGGTAGTGGAGAGATGACGGCCACGTATGCTAGCAAACGTGCTGGCATCGGACTTGAGATTGGACGCCTACGGTTGTTCGCAAGGAGGTATTCGTAATGCAAGTGCTACTGTTTTTTATCCTATTTGGCATCATCAGTTTGATGATCTTATTGTCCTTAAGAACAACCAAGGAACAGAAGAAACCCGAGTCCGTTTTATGGATTATGGGGTTGTGCTTAGTGCCTTCTTCTGGAGACGATTTAAAAACAAAGAAGACATAACCTTCTTTGATCCTAACGAAGTTCCTGATCTTTACGAAGCTTTCTATAAAGACACTGCTCTATTTGAAGAGTTGTATGTCAAATACGAAAAACAAAAAGGTCTACGTAAAAAGACTATGAGTGCCGAGGAAGTATTCAAGTCAGGCATTTTAAAAGAACGTACAGATACAGGACGTATCTATCTAGTGTTTATTGACAATGTAATGAACCAGGGTCCGTTTGATCCTGAGTACCATACCATTTACCAGAGCAACCTTTGCTGTGAAATCCTATTACCTACTCGCTCTTTTAAACGTCTTGATGATCCCGATGGTCGTATCGCTTTATGTACACTTGGTAGCATCAACTGGGGAGCTTTCCGCAACCCAGAAGATATGCGTAGGGCTTGCCGTATTCTTCACCGCAGCCTTAACAATATTCTCGATTACCAAGATTTTCTTTCTATCCAATCCAAGTTGAGCAATGACGAGATTCGTCCGTTAGGTATTGGTGTAACTAACCTAGCTTACTGGCATGCCAAGCGTGGCATAAAATATGGTGATAAGGATGCTCTAGCAGAAGTTAAAAGCTGGATGGAACATCAAGCTTATTACTTAACAGAGTCTAGTGTTGAGTTAGCTAAAGAACGTGGCAAGTGCATAGGTAGTGACCAGACTCGTTATGGGCAAGGAATCTTTCCTTGGGAAACTCGTGCTCTTGGGTCTAATGAGCTTGCTGACTTTACTCCTGAGCTTGATTGGGAAACACTTCGTGTTCAAATGAAACAACACGGAGTACGTAATGCTACACAAATGGCTATTGCTCCTGTAGAGTCTAGCTCAGTTGTTATTAATTCAACTAACGGTATTGAAATGCCAATGAGCCTGATTAGCGTAAAAGAATCTAAGGCTGGATCTTTTGTACAAGTTGTTCCTGAGTATCAGAATGCAAAAGTTCGTAAGAACTACCAACTGATGTGGGAACAAACAGATTGTGTACCCTACTTAAAAACCAGTGCAGTGCTACAAGTCTACATTGATCAAAGTATTTCAACAAACACATTTTATAATCCTGCACACTTTGAAGGCCGTAAAGTTCCTACAACACTAATTGCTAAGAACTTGATGCAAGCACAGATGTGGGGTATTAAAACATTCTATTACAGCTTGATCAATAAAGCTGGCGCTAAAGCACCTCGAGAGAGGCATGTAAACTATGATTACTATAACCGACTCTGCAAAGTCTAAAATTGTTGATTTGTTATTAGAGGAAAATAATCCTAACTTAAAGCTACGTACATTTGTACAAGGCGGAGGTTGCTCTGGTTTTCAATATGGCTTTACTTTTGATGAAGTTACTAACGAAGACGATTTTGAACTCGACGTTGACCAAACTTACAAAGTATTAGTAGATGCTATGAGTATGCAATACTTGACAGGTGCAGTTATAGATTATAAAGAAGACTTGATGGGTTCTAATTTTAGTATTAGCAATCCCCAAGCACAATCAACTTGCGGTTGCGGCAGCAGTTTTTCAGTTTAAAGGAAATAATCATGTTAGAAACTTTATTTTGGTTAGCAGTAGGTGCTTTTGTTGGATGGAACTTTCCTCAACCTCAGTTTGCTAAAAACTTACAAACAAAGATACTTGATATGTTTAGGAAAAAGTAAGAATGGCTTACTCTAGTCAAGTTATTGATCATTACGAAAATCCTCGTAATGTAGGAAGTTTTGATAAAACTGACACTGATGTTGGTACAGGTATGGTTGGTGCGCCTGCGTGTGGCGATGTTATGAAACTCCAAATCAAAGTAAATACAGATGGAGTCATTACAGATGCTAAATTCAAAACGTATGGTTGCGGCAGCGCGATTGCGTCGAGTTCGCTTGTTACTGAATGGGTCAAAGGACGGACACTTGACGAAGCGGCGCAGATTAAAAATAGCGAGATTGCTTCTGAGCTTGCCCTCCCCCCTGTTAAAATTCATTGTTCGATACTTGCGGAAGATGCAATCAAAGCGGCAGTAGAAGATTATCGTAAAAAGCATGATCTCAATAACTGAAAAGGCTGCTGAAAAAATCAATCAGCAACTTAAACGCAGAGGCAAGGGATTAGGAATACGAGTTGGGGTAAAAACAACTGGTTGCTCAGGTCTTGCATATGTGTTAGAATATGTAGACGAATACAAAGCTGAAGTAGGTGTTATAAATTATGCCCAACAAGATTTTGTAGTTTTAGTAGATGCTAAAAGTCAAGTCTATCTCGATGGATTAACAATAGATTGGATTCGCAACGGATTGAATGAAGGATTTGAATTTAAAAATCCAAATGAACGTGACCGCTGCGGTTGCGGGGAAAGTTTTAGAATATAAAGAGCACTATGTCAAAAAAACAATATAACTTATCAACAAAGACAGACTATCTAAATCGTAAGATGTTTCTAGATCCAGCGGGTCCAGTTACTATACAACGCTTTGAAGAAGTCAAATACAATAAAATTGCAGACTTTGAAAAAACTGCAAGGGGTTTCTTCTGGGTCCCAGAAGAAGTAAGTCTTACAAAAGACGCACAAGATTTTAAGGATGCCAGCGATGCGGTTAAACATATCTTCACTAGCAACTTGCTTAGGCAAACTGCTCTTGACAGTTTGCAAGGCCGTGGCCCAAGTCAAATCTTTACTCCGGTCGTGAGTCTACCAGAGCTAGAAGCATTAGTTTACAATTGGACATTCTTTGAAACTAATATTCACAGTCGTAGTTACAGCCACATCATTCGTAATATCTATAATGTGCCTAAGGAAGTTTTTAGTACTATCCATGACACTAAAGAAATTGTTGAAATGGCTTCAAGCGTAGGCAAGTACTACGATGATCTCCATGTAATCAACTGCCGAAAAGAAACAGGTGAAATTATTGATGAACATGAGCACATCAAAGCAATCTATCTAGCACTACATGCAAGTTATGCCTTAGAAGCATTCCGATTCATGGTTAGTTTTGCTACTAGCTTGGCAATGGTAGAGAACAAGATCTTTATTGGTAATGGTAACATTATCAGCCTGATTCTACAAGACGAGCTATTGCACAAAGGTTGGACAGCCTTCTTGATGAATCAAGTGGTTAAAGAAGATCAACGTTTTGCCAAAGTAAAGCTAGAGTGCGAAGCTGAAGTTTATCAAATTTACATGGATGTTATTTGTGAAGAAAAAGAATGGGCAGATTATTTGTTTAAGCTAGGTCCTGTAATTGGTCTTAATGCTAACATTCTAAAAGACTTTGTTGATTACACCGCAGTGGGCGCACTGAAAGATATCGGTATCAAGTATCTTGCACACGCACCAAAATCAACTCCTATTCCGTGGTTCAACAAGCACAGTGACACAAGTAAGAAACAAACTGCACTGCAAGAGAACGAATCGACTAACTATGTTATAGGCGTTATGAGTGATCAATTAGACTACGACGCTCTACCAAGCATTTAAGGAAATAAAGATGGCAAAATTACATGAAGAAGTAGTTATCTTAAAATTAAGTAAACTAGTAAAAGAAAACAGTTCAGAACAAGCGACCCTAGCAGACAACGATTTTTGCACAGCAATTGAAGAAGTTGCACAGCAACTGATAGGCGAAAATATTATTGTAGAAGTAGAAAGAGCATAAAAATGAAAGCTATTGTATGGAGCAAATACAATTGCCCTTATTGCGATCAAGCAAAGGCATTATTAACACAAAAAGGTTACACCATCGAAGAACGTAAAATTGGAGATGGATATACTAAAGAGGATTTGCTGGAGGCAGTTCCAACAGCACGTACAGTACCGCAGATTTTTATCAATGAAGAATTAATCGGTGGATTTACTGAATTAAAGAAAAAACTAACAGAAGAGGCATAAATGTTTTTAGAAAAATCAAAGTTCGCAGAAGGCGATATTATCAGTTTGAAATTAATCTCAGGCGAAGAAATCATTGGCAAGATGGTCAAAGAAGAAATGACTTCGATCACTATTGCAAGACCTTTGAGTATTGCAATGACTCCAAAAGGACCAGGACTTGCACCTGTAATGTTTACAGTAAGTCCTGATGCAGAATACACTATAAATAAAAGTGTAATTGTATTCCAAGGAGAAACTGTTAAAGAAATCGGTGAGCAGTATCTATTTCAAACAACAGGAATACAACCTGTAAGCGCAGGAAGCATTGTAACAGGATAATAAAATGGCATTAGTACAGAGCATAGTTTACGACAACACAGTCAATCAGTGGAAGGTAACTCTTGATAGTCCTACTATCACTGTACAATCTTTTCCTGTAACTGTTTCCTATGATGGCACCTTAGGATCTACTTATATTGTTCCAACTGACGGTGTTCTTTACTCTGCAAATAACAATACCTTAATAGTTCCAGCAGGCATTAGAGAGTTTGCTGTTATAATTGGGGTATTCTCTACTGTTTACAATATTTTCTTAGATGATTACACTATTGAATTAACTATCGGTACTGTAACAACATCTAAATTTTTCGATGTACAAGATCCTCAAGGAACTCCTGGACCAAAAGGTGATCCTGGTGCCCTTGGTCCTAAAGGTGACAAAGGGGATATTGGGTTAACAGGACCAATAGGACCGATTGGTCCTAAAGGTGATCGCGGAGATCAAGGTCTACCTGGCGCTAAAGGTGACCAAGGTGAGAAAGGCGAAAAAGGTGAAAAAGGCGATCGTGGCGAACAAGGTCTGCAGGGAGATCAAGGTGTACCTGGAATACAAGGGATACAAGGATTTAGGGGAGACACAGGCGCCGACGGAGCTCCTGGTCCTAGAGGATTTAATGGACCTCCTGGTCCCCAAGGCCCTTCTGGCCCTAAAGGTGAAGATGGTGTATTAGTCTGCCAAGGAGAAGAAGAACTTCCTGAATTAGATTTAACTATTCCGGGTGCGCCAGGTGCTGCACCTAAAGTAACTGAAGAACTTAAAGGCGTAGCATTTGACTATAGTGCTATACTAGGTAGAGCTGTAACTGCTTTAGAAACAATGGCAGAAACACAAAAGTTTATTGCACAGAACGTAGCCAGTATTCGTCAAAGTCAACTTGTTATTCGTATGCTGGCCTGCGGTCCGGGTATTAGGAATAGAGGTCCATATGACTGGGCTGGATTTGCATCTATCTATAGACAGTATGTACAGCAAGGTGAAGTACTTGATACTAGTAGACAAGTAACTGAAGAAGAACAACAACGTGCTTGGGCTGAATACATTTCTCTATTCAATGCTGTCAAAACTTTAGCAGCGTTTGACGATCCTCCAGTTGACAACCCGTTTGTTTCAGGACCAACCTGATATGCCAGG